TGCTATAGATATAGAAGGTGCATTAGGAGTAGTATGATAAGTTGCACCTTCATTTACTCCAAAGGTAATAGTTGCATTGGATCCAACGTAAACATTATTATATGTGACTCCGCCCATCTGTAAATTAAATGGAAGGTTCATGCGAACACCAGCATCATCTACATTAGATAAAACATTTGTAGTAGTACCAATAGTTGCTGCAAGAGCGTTGACTGCATCTTGAGCATTGTTAATTGCTACGTTTGCTTGGGTTAATTGTGTTTGAGCCTCTGTGTTTGCAGTAGTTACTGCTGCTACCGCTGTGTTTGCAGTGGCTACGGTAGCCGTGGCACCATCTATTGCTGTTTGTGCTACTTGAATTAATGTAGAGGCTGTCTCTGATTGAGCAACTTCTGTTGCAATTGCAGTTGCTACCTGAGTAACCGTTGTTGGCGCTTCTGTCATTAGAGGAGTTGCTGTGGCTATAACTGTTGCCGTTGCTGATTCAATTACAGGGACTGCTGCAGTAATAACTGCCTGTGCTGTAACCACTTCTGGTGTTTGGGTTGTTGCTGTTACTGGTATTGCGGCTACGGCTTGTGTAACTGCTGCTATTGTTGATGTAACTGTTTGAACAACAGTTACTGCTGTTTCTGCTGCTGCAGATACATTAGACACCTCTGCTACTGCTGCTACTGCCTCTGTAACTGCTGTGTTGGCTACCGTGACTGCTGAATTAGATGTTGCTACTACCTCAACTGCCGTTGCTACTGTGGCTGCTGCTGTATCTGATGCCGCTATTGCTTGGGCTACTTCTGTAGTAGCGGTTGCAAGTGCTGTGTTGACTGCTTGTTGCGCTGGACTTACAACAACTTGCTCTGAGGGGGCTGGAACTTCTTCAGCATAGGCAAATTCTACAGGAGAGAACATCATCCAAAGAGTGAAAAGGAACCCCACTAATCCTGATTTGATTAGTATATTATTAATTTTTCTCCCTATATAGCCGTAGTGGTGGATCTGACTAATAGTCTTATTATATCATTTTATAGAACAAAAAAAGGAGCCAAATTTAATTGACTCCTTTAGTTGTTGGCTTGAATTACTTAATTAGTGCAACCTTAGCCTTTGGATTCTTCTTGTTCCACTTTGTAGCAAGTGCATTGTATTGTGCCTTGTATGCTGCCTTAGCAGTTACAAGTGCAAGATCAGATGCTACCTTTGCGGTTACTGTTGCTGAATCTGATGCTGCCTTTGCGTCTGCAAGTGCCTTATCTGATGCAACCTTATCTGCTGCTCGTGCAGCATTTGCTACTGCAAGTTGTGAAATTAGTGAAGCAACTTCTGCATTCTTTGCTGCAAGTTCTGAAGCAAGATCACGAACTGCAATTGTAGCGCTTACAGAACCAACTGGTGCTGACAAGCCTGTTACGGCTGTTGCTACTGTTGCATATGCAACCACTGTGACAGCGCCAGATGCAGGCATTAGAATTGTCTGCTCCTTAGTTCCAAGTGTTGCTGTTGCTGTGTCTGATGTTAGTGCAGTTGCTGTTGCTGCTCCAGAGTTTGAAACCAAAGTATTAATTGTGGCTCCACCCTTTAGGTTGCCGAATACATCGTATCCTGATACCTTGATTACCTGTGAAGTACCTGCTGCTGCTGATGCAGGAGCGGTAAGTGTAATAGAGTTTAAAGCACCTGCTGAACCTTGTACGTAGTACACGGTTGTTGTGCCTGCTCTTGTTACAGAAACTGTACCAACTGCAGTGCTCTTAGTATAAACATAAAAGTCTGCTGTGTTTCCTGTTCCTGTATTAATTGTTAGTGATGATGTGCCAGAAGATGCTGTTACTGGAGCAGTTGATGTTGCAAGTGCTGGAACAATAGTTGCATTTACTGCAACTGCTGAAACAACTGTGCCTGTGTCAACGCCTGTTACTGCAATCTTCAATGCATCGGCTGCATCTACGCTGTTATCTGCTGGTACTGGAAGTGATACAGGAGTTGTTACTACTGTTCCCCCCGTTGCTGCAGATCCCGCCACTGTTAATGTGACAGTTCCAGCATTGGCATTAGCCGCTGGCGATACAAGCATTGTGCTAGTCAGGGCTGCAGCGATGATTAGCGATACTTTCTTAAATGAATTCATCTTTCTCCTTATTAGTTGTTATATTATATTGAATTTATCAAGGAAATCCTTAACGTCGTCAGGAATTTCTCGATTACCTAATTCTACCATATCCCTTTGCTTTTGTGCAAGTCGGGTGCTAGAACTCCAAGTATGGACATCTATCTCTGTATTATTAGTCTTTGCAGTATGAGAAATGGCACCGAATACGGCTCCACATACAGCATCTGCTAAGTCTTTAGATTTTTTACGGGGGTGATCTACACGATTACCCTTCATTATTTTTAACTCTGACATTTCTTCAAGAAGAATAGGTATTCTTGGAATAGAAACACGCTCTTCATAAATCATCATAGCCAAATCTTCGTAGTGCTTTTTAGCAACAGAAACAGTTTCAGTTCTAATTCCTACTGCTTGAAGTTCATTCTGAATATCAAATGACTGCCATCTATCAAATGAAACCATGCCAATATTAAATCCCTGTCTACGTAGATTAATAATCCACTGCTTTACCTCAGATAAATTAACTGGACCTTCTGCTTTTGGTTCCCACCAGGCTACAGCATCTACAACAACAATTGGCGCTACCTGTTCATAGTCTTTAATTACCTGAATGTTTACCCATTTATCTACGTGAGCAATAGCAACTGCACACTTGTCATGCTTTTGGGCAAGGTCAGCATGGATATAATAAATCTTATCTTCATCAGCCTTAAATGTTTCTTCAAACCTTCTAAATGAATCTAATGGGTTTCTAGTGTTCATACATTTCTCAACCTTTTCAATTTGCTTAAAAAATGCATCGGATGAGTATGTAGGCATACAGGCAAAGCGCATCATAGCATCACCAAGATCTGTATAGAATGCTAATTTAAAGTCTTCAATTTTACGGGTAGGGTTTACTTCCCATGTTGGTCTTTTATATGCAAATACTCTTGGTATTTTGTATTGAAGTATTGTATCTTCATCCCACGAAATTTCAAATTGATTTCCTGGATCATCATGTGTTAATTCTTCATTCATTATAAAGGTATGCTTACGTTCAATAGTTTCTTTCTCAGCGATGACTGCTTCATATCTTTGAGAAATAAAGTCACCCTGATATCGTGGGAATGAAAGAAGAACTACCTTACCCAAGTCTGGGAAACGAGAGTCTACTGTTCCACGGAATGCTTTGTAAATATTGTCTGCAGTTTTTCCTTGTTCATTACCTGTTGCAACTTCGGATGCAAAACCAGAAATTTCATCAAGAACTGCCATAAGTAAGTTTAAACCTTCATGAGATTCTCTTTCTGAGTGACCAGAATAAACAGTAATAGCCTTATCAAATTCTATTGAGTCTGCTTTAGCATTATACTTTCCAGCAAACCAAGGCGACTTTTCAATCTTTGTTTTAAAACCTTTAAAGAAAACATTTTTAGCCTGTTGTGCGTTAACGGCAACGTTAATAATATCAATTGCATCTCCAGCAGGCTTACCAAAATATGTTGCTGGGTCCTTTAAACATAGTAGTTTATATACGATGTATGAGCATGCTACGGTTGAAATAAAGTCTTTACCAGATCCCTTGCCAAGTTGCAGAATCAGTTCATTCTTAGTATATTTATTAAAATGACTTAAGCCTTTTTCTTGCCCCATAAGTTCAATCAAATCTTCTTTACGATAGATCTGACTCATTGCTTCTACAATTTCATATTGGATGTCAGAAAGCAATGGCTGACCAAGGTAGTCTGGAGACTGTACAAAAGTCTTTACATCTACTGGTTTTTCAACAAAATGATTCTCTTTTAATATCTCAAAAAAATCATTGAACATCGTGGACAATTGTAATCACTTCGCCTTCTCTGGCAATAGCAGATAGTCTATGCATAATTAAATCACGAATCTCTGGATGCTCAGACGCAACATCTCTAAGAATTCCAATTAAAACTTCTTGCTTGCGTTCAATCTCAACCATCTCTTCTGCAAGTTCTTTATTCTCAAGTAGACCTGCTTTTTGTAACATTTCAATTCTTGACTTTTCAATATCCATAACAAGTTTAATGCCTTGGGTCTTTGCACTAAGGTTATTAGTCAGACTTGATTCATCTATAACCTCATAAGCCTTGGTAATAAGTTTGCTGTAATGTGTGTCTGCTCCAGCAAGAGCCTCTTTAGCACGAGCACGGATAGCATCATTTGCTGACGCCATAACTTTCCACTCATTAATTAATGCTACAACACGAGTTCTTGGCATGTCCAAATCTTTAGAAATCTTTGTTGGATCTTGAC